TTACCCCACGTAGGTTCAAACTTACCCTTATAATTTAACAAGAATAAGACAGCACTTGCAACATCATCAGCATGTATGTAGTGACGAGATCCAGGCACTGTCTTAGTTTTATCACTATGCACTGTTACTTTATTACCATCACGAATCTTACGAATACACATTGGTATAAACTTCTCAGGATGTTGTCTTTCGCCAAAAACATTCATCGTATGAGTGATATAAACTGGCAACTGATATGTATTTTCAAATGCAACTGCTAATTCTTCTCCGCCTGCTTTCGTAGCACTATATGGGTTAGTTGAGTTATATCTATCATTCTCTTGATACTTGATGCCATTTGGCGCAGGGCCAAATACTTCATCAGTACTAAAGTATAAGAATCTTTCTAGGTTATCTAATGATCTAGCAAAGTCTAAGATATTACATGTACCAACAACATTATCCATGACAAATTCCATTGGATAATCTATGCTGCGATCTACATGAGAACCAGCAGCAAGATGTAGTATATAATCTACCTTGCCTATCTCTCTTCTTACTAAAGGATTTAATTCTGCCTTTAAATCGTGAAATACTACCTTGACTCTCTTTCTTTCACTTGGAGTACATTCATATTGTAGAATATCATTAAGACGATTAAGATTGCCACTATAATCAAGACGATCAAGTGTGACAACATTCCAATCAGTTTGTGTTAATATTCTAGCAATCAAGTGGTGTGCAATAAATCCAGCACCACCAGTAATCAAAGCGGTTTTCATTATACCTCTACTTGTTTAATAAAGAACCATTCACAAGGTTCCTCAGTATCAACAACAAACTCCTCAAACACAGCATGAGCCTCATTGATCTTCTTTTGATCAACAAGTTCTGTTAAACGATCACAATAGAAATTCTCTATGTGATTGATGACCTGTTCTTTTCTTTGATTAGAATTTGGATACATTTTTACCATTGATCCTCATGAGTGTGAATTTTACCCTCGACATGATTGTGATCAATCTCATCAATGTGGGCGTGGTCGATTGAGATATGCACATTTGATTCTAGAATCGTTGCGATTCTTTCAAGTGCATCAGCAATGCGACTGACATCAGTTGATGTATTTGTTTCTGTTACAAATGACATAACTTATATATGATGGGTGGAGGAAAACAAAAACGAGGGACTTATAACGAATAAGAGCGAATCATTGATGTACGCCCTGTTTTGTTTTCCTGTTTTAATTATAGAGCATCTAACTCAGAATGGCGAACTCTACGTGACACTTCTTCATCTGGCACAGAGGGTGTCCACTCTGACGCCCATGACATATCATCTACATCATTAGTATCGCCTAAAAGTTCTAAGACTCTTTTAGCACTTCTAACACAACTTTGATTGAATTCTAATTGTGATTTAAGACCATGTAAAATGGCGATGTATATTTCTTCAGGAGTTGCCTCTGAAGTCACAGCATCCGCCATTACATCTTTCAATACTTTAAGAGAGTAACTCTTGTAGTTTTCTTCCATTAAGTTCTCCGTAAGGTTTGTAGGTACTCTAAAACGTGTTCTTTAACCCACATCAACTCATTATAACAGTTTTGATTGTGAGCGCAAGACCTTAACTTATTGTCAGGTTTGTGGACTGACTCAATAAAGAGATCCAGTCCACGATTCCATTTTACATCTTGAGATTCTTCTGTGTCGATACTGTTTTGATCTTTCATTGGTTTAATTGTTGACAACTGATATAGCAGGTTGTCCATCCTTGAATACAGTATCAACAACCGACTGTACTTTACGTGCAGTGCTAATTCCAACTTTGCTATACACTGGTATGCAAACGAGGCCGAACGTCTTTGTGGCGTCGCCTAGACGTATTACACGTCCAATGGTTTGACTGATACCGATGTAGTCCATGTTGCGAAGAAAGAGAACTGCCTCCAATCCATTAACATTGATACCCTCAGATAGGATGCTGTGATGTAATACAACAAATCGTTTTGTAGAGTCTTTACCCCAAGCATTTAGAGTATTGAAAAACTCCTCACGATCTACCTTCTCACCATCAATAATAGCACCAGTCTTTGAGGTAATCGTCATCCAAGAATAACCACGATCTGCTAAGTCTTGTACGAAAGTTGTGTGTGATACAAGATTGATAATTTGTTTGGTTGCCTTAGCACATATCAACACTTTATCTTTGGATAAGTTGTCGATTGAGTCAATCATCTGTTCGCAATCACGATCAGCAACTAACTCATCTTTCTGTAGTATTCTTGACTGATATACTTCAACTTTAGGAGGCAGTATGTAACCTTCCTTAACTAACTTAGGAGCAGGCACTTGACAAATCACTTGACCATACACCTTACCCCAGTTCATGCCTGCCTTGACAGGTGAACGACTGTGCTTTGGTGTAGCAGTAAAGAAGTAACAACGTTCAGCAGACTTAGAGAAGTGTTCAGTAGCAGGAAAGAAATTCTTTTGTACTGAATTATGTGCTTCATCAAAGTAAATTGTATCAACAACAATGTCACTCTCTTGAAGTTTATGAAGTGAATGGTATGTTGTAAAGATCAATAAGTTTCTGTTATTGCAGGCAGTTTGATAGTTGAATTGACGTATCTCATCTACCTTAGTTGTACTGAAGTGATGTGTTTCGCCACTGTGAATGTGCATCACATCAACATCAGTAATAAACTCAAGAAACTCTGCTGACAATTGATTTGCCAATAGAATACGAGGAGCAACAACCACAATGGTTTGAGCAATGGTTGATGTAAAACGCTGTTCAGCATCATCAATCATACACATTGTTTTACCACCACCAGTAGGGACAATCACTTGTCCTTTTCTGTGACGAAACATTGCCTGTACGGCATCAAGTTGATGTGGTCTTAGTTGCATAAAATCCTCGGTACACATCTATTATACACGAAAGGGGCTGCGAAGCAACCCCCATGTGACACTTATTCAACTGGTTAGATATTGTTTCTCATACTCTAACAATTCTAAAGGCACATCTAATATATTTGATTCAATCGGTTGAGCATATTTCCATTGAGTTCTATTCTCATCTTTCTTATACAGTGATATGTTCAAAGAATTATACTTCATATTGGTGGGAACTAATACTTGATACTTATTATCTCGATTAGATGTGAGATCAGATAATGCCTCATTTTCTCTTTGTGTGACTACGATTGTGCGACATGAATACCAAAATATCTCTTCAAATATCTTGTAGTCACTTAAATATTTTTCTTGATTATCCATTATCATACGACCAATAAACTGTGGCGATAAACAATGATCATGTACTGTTTTTGTTTTGTTTATCTTATTATGAAAGGCATTCTCACTTATCAATCCAGTTGGATTTGGATTTCCACAATCAAACACACCAATGTAGTAATCTCGTGTGATGGCACGATTCCAATTAGGAGATGATCTCCATTTATGTGAATTTGCTTTCAAGTTGTTGAAAGTCTTTTCAGCGTAAACTTTCCAATCTTTCTTCATGATATTCTTTGTATAAAGTTTCCTCTGTTTCTCTCGCTTCGATCTCGTGTGGTTGATCTTCATATTCAAAATTATCAACTCGTACTCCCTCAAAGATCAGGTTGCCTCTCTTTGATTTTAGATCACCACTCACCCATTGATACACATGCCATAACTCGTGAAGCAATGTTTTTGTGTATTCTTTTTTGTCTAAGTGAGTTTGCATCTCGATAAGAAACTTTCGTGGTTTTCTGTAACTGCCAACCACATCACAATATCCGAGAGCACATTCTCTTTTTAATCCACGATGTTCAACCTCAACATCTATCTCGTGATGTCTGAAGTATTCTCTCATAAACCAAGAGGTAACACTCTCGCATAGCCTCTTAGAATAACCGTATCCACAATGATTGATGTAAGACATACTCCCCAGTGTAAAAACCAAATAAATGAACTAATGAACAAAAGTTTTTCTTTAGAGTTCATAAAAAAACGGAACTGAACGTATTATACGTCCAATTCCGATCTCGTGCAAGTGTGGGTGGTCAGTTTTTCAACTGGTCTATAGTCCTGCTGCGTCTAGTCTTGCTTTCAGTTCATTATTCTCTGCAGAGAGTTCCTTAACTGCATTGACGAGATGCCACATTATATCATCATCATTAACAACTTTAACTCCATCAGATGTTTCTGATATAGCTGTTGGAATTACTTGTTCCAACTCTTGAGCAATAACTCCAAGTTGAACACCTTGTTTATCAATCTTAGCTGATCTTGGATTTTCAAAAGCAGTAATTTCCTCTTCTGTTCTATATTCAAAATTACGAACCCTTACATTTAATATTTTGCTAAGTCCTTCGTTATAATCAACTATATTCTTCTTAATTCTTTCATCAGATGTTGTAGACCAAGATGAGGAATTATTAGACTGATACATTCCACTGCTTGCTTTCATAAATCCAGTATTACTACCTTTACCATCAGCATCTCTACCAAAAACTAATTCATAGTTATTACCTGCTGAAGATCCACGAGCATTAAGACCAATAATAACGTTACTACCACCAGTAACAGATACATTATAATTACCAGCTAACTGACCTATAAGGACATTTCCTTCAGAAGTTGTTAAAGCACCACCTGCGTCAGTTCCAATTATAGTATGACCATTACCTGTTGTTAAATTTTTACCAGCTCCAGAACCTACAAGAGTTGTATTATTCGTTGTTGTAATATCCTCTCCAGCTTGATAACCAATAGCAACAGTATTAGAAGATGTTGTTTGTGAATATAATGCTTTAGCACCAATAGCAACGTTACCAGCACCTGTTGTAATTGCCTGTGCAGCGTCTTTACCAACAGCAACGTTGTTAACTCCAGTTGTGTTTGCGGTTAATGCATTCTTACCAACAGCAGTATTATCATTTCCATTGTTATCCTCAAGTGCTTTATAACCAATAGCAGTATTATTACCACCTGTTGTGTTTACTCCAAGTGCATGGTATCCAAT